GTACATTCCTTGCACTGACTGACACGCCATCATCTTACAGCGGGCAGGCGTTCAAGTATTCCCGCGTCAACACCGGCGAAACCGCTCTCGAGTTCGGCATGCCGCATGGCGATGCGTGGTATGGCGATGCGACCATCGGCACGACCATCTCGACCAACACCACGCTCGCCGGACCAGCGTACTACACCACGCTGACCGTCAACGCTGGCGTGACGCTCAACACCGGCGGCTATCGCATCTACGTCAATGACACGCTGACCGTCAATGGCACGATCACGTGCAACGGCGCGAACGGAAGCAACGCGACGGGCACTGCGGGTGCGTCCGGTGGCGGGTCAAACACTGGCTATCAAACCTACACCAGTCTTGCCGGTGGTACTGGTGGTGCTGGCACCACGACTACGGGTACTCAGGCGGCGGCACCGAGCAACAACTCGCAGTGGAACAGCAACTCGGGAACATCGAGCGGCAAGGGCGGTAACGGAACAAGCGGCAACGGTGGTGCCGCCCGTGCTGGCGGTTCGCAGATCACAACGCCATCGACCAGTCGCAGCATCGCACTGCTCGCGGCTCCAGCCATCGCCAGCAACCTGTCCTCGGCGGCACCAGGGGCAGGCGGCAGCGGTGGCGGCGGCGACGGCACAAACTCGGGTGGTGGCGGTGGCGGCGGTGGGGCCAGCGGTCGAAACATCATCATCGCAGCCAAGAATATCGTGATCGCCAGCGGCGGCATCATCGAGTGCAAGGGCGGCAACGGCGGCAACGGACGGACGCAAACTACCGGCAACGTCGGCGGCGGCGGTGGCGGCCAAGGTGGTGCCGGTGGCGTCATCATGCTGGTCTACGACACGATCAGCAACAGCGGCAGCATCGATGTGAGCGGCGGAACCGGCGGCACCGGCGGTGCAGGCGCGGGAACTGGCACCGCTGGCGACAACGGCGGCACCGGCGGCCTCGGCGTCATCCTGCAATACAACATGCGGAAGGGAGTTTGGGAATGATCCACGACCTGCGATGCCAAGTGACCGGCGTCGTCGTTGGCACCATCGAACTGCCGGACGACATGCCCGCCGACGAGGTGCTGCGACGTACGTACACGCACTCGGGCGTCGTCGCCGATGGCGTCACGTTGCCGGAGCCCGTGCCCGTTGAAGCCTCGCCCGCGACGATTCGCGTGGCCTTGCGACGTTTGCACGGCGTGACCAACTCGACGCTCGATGCGACCGTCGATGCTGTGCTGTCGCAGATCGACGATCCGGGCGAACGTGACGACGCCGAAACGCTCTGGCTCTACAGCGTCAGCATCCGCCGCGACCATCCGCTAGTGGCCGCAGTCGGCCAAGTTCTGAGCCTCACATCGGACCAGGTGGACGACGTGTTTCGCGTGGCCGCAACCATCTGACGGGTACACTGACCTGACCACCAAGGAAGATCACCATGGCAAACGAAGTACTGAACACCGGCGCGACGAGCTTGGCCAGCGGCAACTGGAAGACATTGGCCGGCGCCGCCGGCTCGGGCTTTGTCGATGACGCCGAGTTGTTCATCCAGAACGGCTCGCAGGCCGTGACCTCGGATATCAGCTGGACGGCCCTGACCAACGGCATCAAGTCTCTGGACATCACCGCCGGCTTCTCGGGCACCATCGGCGGCAGCTCGGGCAGCATGGCGTTCCAGACCCGCAACAGCCTCTTCTCCCAGACCACCCAGCTGCCTCGGGTGCGCTACGAGGCCAGCGGCGGCGCCGTGTACTACACCGCGGAGAACGCCTCGGCCAACGACGAGGTGCACTACCTGCAGGTGAACGGCGGCGGCAACATGTACGTGACGGGCACCTGCTCGGTTCGGCGCCTCGAGCTGCAGGCCGGCCGAGTGTTCGTGAGCCAGAACGTGGGCAGCACGGCCAACTACCGGTGGGTCTTCACCGGCGGCGTGGGCACCATCGACGTGGTGAACAGCGGCGGCACAAACGACATTCACGCGCTGACCATCACGGGCGGCCAGCACCTCATCAAGCGTGGGATCCAGGGCACGACGGTGACGGCCGGCAGCCGCACCGAGGGCCTGACCGTGGCCGGTGGCAACGTCACGGTGGACGCAGGCAGCCGCAACCTGGCGGCGGTGACGGTGACCGGCGGCCAGCTGGTGGTGCTCAACTGCGGCAACCCCGACGTGCCCACCGCGGGCATCACCAACCTGCTCGCCCTTGGCGGCACCATCGACTTCTCGAGGCTGCAGCGGCCTCTGACCGTCACCCTGGTGGAGGACGCGCCGAGCTGCGTGATCATCCCGAGCAAGCTGCTGACGATCACGACGCGCAACGCCATCGGCCGCGGAGCTGACGGCCTCAACTGATGCCGAAGCTCATCATGCGAGACCGGCAGCTGGGCGTCGTGGCCAGGCAGCTGGTCACCGACGCCAACGGCGCACCCTGCTGCTGTGGCGGCGTGTGCTGCCCTGCCGAGGCGCCGTGCCTGCCGACCCCCTACGTGCGCTGCGATGCCGGCGGGCTCATGGCGTTCGGCAACTGCCCTCAGAACCGCGGGTATCGGATGCGGGTGACGAGCTCCTGGAGGAGCCTGCTGAGGCGCAGGGTGAGCAACATCATCATCATCGAGAACGGCCGGCCGCGACAGGTCAACGAGCTGGTGCAGGCGGCACAGTTCGCCATGACGGCGACAGCCGACTACTGCGTGAGCTCTGATCCCGCCGGCACCGAAAACCAGATCGCCAGGCTCATCGGCGGCACCATGCGGCTCGAGGGCGCGACCTTCCAGACCACGACGGCGGACGGTGACAGCATCTTCGAGCTGGCCGCGGCGGGTGAGGTCCTGATCCCACAAGGCCCGGCTACCTCGGATCTCCTGCCCGTGGTCAACCAGGCCGGCAACCAGCCGCCCGTGGTGGTCGAGCTGCTGCGTAGCGCCGTGGTGCCCGCGGCAGTGTTCCTCTACCCCATTGGCTCAGCAGGTGGCAATGCCGGCGTGAGTGGCACCAGGGCGGGCCCGAGCCTGATTCCCGGCACCACCCCCTGCGCCTCGAGCACCAGGTACGACCGATGGACGAGCGACCAATACCGGTTCGAGGATGCCTGCAGTGGTGGGCGATTCACCTGGTCAACCGTCACCGAGGCGCTGCCTGGTCAGTTCCCCCAAGTAATCGTGACCGACTACACCGCGAGCCTCGAGACCACCTGGGCCCGCGAGTTTTGCCCGTGCGGTGGAGGCGGGCCCACCGAGCTCACCGGCGGCGGCTGCACAAACTGCGGCGACAGATCCCAGCTCGAGGTGATCGAATGAACGCATGGACGGCGATAGCCGGCGCGGCACGGTGGGCGAGCTGCTCGCCGGCGACGGCCGAGGAAGCCGCCAGGCGGGCCAGCGTGTGCGGTGCCTGCCCGAGCCGGGTGATCGTGCGGGTCCGCGGCACGGACCTGCAGGCGGCCTTCTGCGGCCCTCCCCTCGAGGATCACGGCGCGACGTGTGGCTGCCTGGTGCAGTGGCGGGTCGGCGGCAGCGGCGCGTGGAAGCCGGCGGGCAAGGTGACGTGCACCGGCGAGGGCTGCCCGTCGAACCATTGGTGATGGCGGCCTGGCGGTCTGGCGGCCTGAGATCCGAACCGCACCCTACCGGGCCGTTCGGGTCCTGCTGACGATTTGCAGAATCTGCTCCGAATCCTCAAGCGTGGCAGCACAAACGGCCGAGTATAGATCTATACTGAACGTGTCAGCCGCGTGTGCGGCTGGCAGAACCAAACCCCGCAGGAGTGAAGCCGATGAAGACCTACCACGTTCGCAACTCTGACGGCCAGCATGTTGGCTTCTTCACCGCCGAGCAGCTGAACGCCTGTCTGGACAAGCTCGCCAACGGCCAGAAGTGGACCATGAGCTGCACCGGATACGGCCACAAGGTCTTCACCAAGTGGGACCTGATCGCCCTGATCAACGAAATGTGCTGATCACCTCAAGCCCCCCACCGGCGAAAGCCGATGAGGAGGCATTCACCGACACGGCCCCGGTAATGGGCCGAGCACCCTGCAGGAGATCGCCATGGCCGACACGACCCGCACCAAGGAAAGCCTGTTCCGCACCGCCTTCGACCTGGTCACGAAGCGCTGGGTGAACGTCAAGCTGGTGGAGTTCATCGAGGATGTGGCCGGCAACAAGCTGGCCGTCTACGAGATCTCGACCGGTGACGGCCTCACCGGCCAACGCCTCGAGACCGACCTCGACCGCCTCTGCCTCTGATCGTCACCGCCGCGGCTGGGGACACCCAGCATCGGCGATTCGCCCAACCAGACCCGCCGGCCAGTGGGCACCGGCACCAGGAGACTGACCGATGGAAGACGTGATCCTCACCGGCAAGAACCCCGCAGCAGACCGCCGCCTGATGGCGGACGTGATGGCCGCCAGCGTCGAGTGTGACGACGCCTTCGACGGCGGCTGCCCGGCCGACCTGCTGCCACGGCGCGTGCCCGACCGCCGCGGGTACGGCAGCACCAAGACCGGCTCCACCGACTACCTCGCCGGCCTGCGTGCCGGCCTGCGGGTGGTCGAGGAGATGGCCACCCAGCTCGACAACCGCACCGAGCTCTGCTGGCAGCAGTACCTGGCCGCCATGGCGACCAAGGACGAGCCCAAGATCCTCGAGGCCCGCCGGCGTTGGGCCGCCAGCGTCGAGACGTGGCGGACGATGAAGCAGGCCGCGGATCGCATCCTCACCGCCATCGACCTGGCGAAGGGAGGCGCGTGATGGCCTCCCGGCACCTCACCATCAAGAACCTGCTGCTGCTCACCAACTGGCTGCGTGAGAACGTCGAGCTGCTCAAGGCTGAGTACGCCCCGGCCGTGGCGAAGGCCGCCGAGGCCGCGCTGGGCTTCCCGATCAGCGACCGCAGCATCCACAGCATCGCCGAGGCTGAGGGATTCACCCTTCGCCGGCACCTCGAGATCGAGCGGGCCGCGGCCAAGACCAAGCCCGAGCCGCAGCTGTTCGACGGCGCCGCCCTCGAGCGGCTCGACCGCCTCGAACGCCTCACCGTCCGCCTCGCTCACCACCTCAACCTGCAGCACCTCATCAAGGAGACCAACCAGTGAACGACATTGCCGATGGCATCTACGCCGCCATGACCGAGGAAGCCTACCGGGCCCTGCCCTACGTGAACGCCTCGAGCATCAAGGCCGGCCGCACCAGCATGCAGCACATGAAGCTCGCCATGAGCGGCGTGTCCGAGAGCTCGGCCGCCAAGGAGCTCGGGACGATCACCCATGCCATGCTCCTCGAGCCGGCGAAGCTTGATCGGGTGGTGGTGGCCCCCGACTTCGGCGATCTGCGGACCAAGGCCGCCAAGGAGGCCAAGGCCGCGTGGACCGCGGGCCTTCCGGCCGGCGCCATCATCGTCGATGTGGAGACCTACCAGGCCGCCCAAGGCATGGTGGAGGCCTGCCGGCGGCACCAGACCATGCGGGACCTGCTGGCCGCCGATGGCAGCAGCGAGCTGGTCTTGGTGTGGACCGACGCCGAGAGCGGCCTGCGGTGCAAGGCGCGGGTGGACCGCCTCATCCACCACCACCTGGTGCTCGACGTGAAGACCGCCAGGGCCGCCGGCAGCTTCGCCTTCACCAGGGCCGTGGCCGCCTACGGGTACCACATGCAAGCGGCGTGGTACCGCCGCGCCGTGGCCGCGACCACCGGCGAGCTGCTGCCCTTCGTCTTCGCCGTGCTCGAGAGCAGCGCACCCTACAGCTGCTGCCTCTACGAGCTGGACCACCAGGCCCTCGAGCAGGCCGACGCCATCAACTCGCAGATACTGCGGCAGTGGGCCGCCTGCGTCGAATCTGGCGAGTATACTTCTATCCAGCAGGACGGCCAGGTGCAGCTGCTCGAGCTGCCCGGCTGGGCCTTCTCTGGTGCCGCCGACGTGGCCGGCATCTAACCCCAACCCCGTAGGAGATCCCAAGTGAGCGATGACATCGACGCCATCATGGCCGACGCGCGGCCCAATCCGCCGACGCAACCGCAACCGCAACCGCAACAGGCCGCCATGGTGGTGGCAGAACCCAAGGCCAGGGTGCCATTGGGCCGGCGTGGCCTCGAGGCCGACAACCTCGACAGCCTCTACCGCATCGCCGTCATGTACCTCGAGGGCGGGG